CATCTCCGCCAGCAGTACCACCAAAGACACGAGGGTCAATAGTAATTTCTTGTTTTGCATCCATAGATAGTTTGGTTGTGTCATCATGCAAATTGGTGATGGCTAAATTGCCCTTTGGTAAAGGTCTAAATTGCTGGTACTCAAGCATTGTTGGCCGAGAATAACCGAAAAGACTGGCTATTTTCCCAGCTGCTTGCATTCCTATTTGAGTAGCAGTAGCATAAGGACCAATATAGGGAATGGTTTTGAGTTTTCCTGCTGCATTAGCAATAGCACTAGCAACACCAGAAACTGGACCTTTAGAATATTCGTCTGCTCGTGGTGCACATTCCTCGAAAGATTGAGGTTGTAAACCTGACATGTTGGTTTGTGTTGGAACATCCATCCGAACGTCTTCAGCCCAGGCGAATACAGAAACGTGAACCGGATCCGTACCACCATTAGCATGTAAGAGTGGGTTCATAACTTGAAGTAAAATACCACCAATCTTTTCGAAGTCGGTAGGTTCGCCAACCTCTGCTGTGGTCGATAGTGCATTTCTCCACCAAAACATGGGAAGAACTAATTCGCCACCCTCATTCTCAGAAGGATTAAGGAGAACGTGCATGCGCTGAGTATGGAGAACTAAATCGGCATCATTGAAAGTTGTGTTCAAAGTATCGTCATAACCATTCATAGGATAATAAGATGCTAAGAGACGCCCATAGTGAAATGGGGTACCATTGATAACAAATTTGACATGCAACTTGGCCTGTAAAAGACGAAAATTGGACAATCTATTTGAAACACGGGCATTCCTAAAAAAGAGATCCCAAGGGTAGAAAAGTCCTGTGACAGGCGTATCGATATTCCAGATAAATTCGTTGATTTTGACTGGTCGAGATAAGAAATTGGCCAGAGGAACATCGGTGGCAGTTGCAGCTAAACGTACAGAATCATAGGCATCATCAACTGAGTTGACATAACCTTGCATTTCATCAACGTAGTTTGCTGTTTCCACCTCTTGAGAGCGTGGAATATATTCGTTCAATAAGTGGTGAACGGGTTGTTTTGGGTCTGAAGGAAAAGCACGGTAGGCTGGAAGGCTGTGGTGCGAACAAAGAACTAAGAGCGACCCAAAGGAATCAAAGTAATCTGGTGATGTAATATATGCATCTGTCTCTTCTGCGAGACGTTGATATGTAAAATATAATGTAATTAATGTATGTATAAAAGGGGACGAGTCATCCAACTCTAACGAGATATTGCTCGCTGCAGTACGAAGAATCTCTATTATTTGCGGAGTTTCAGTACGCTTATCTGGGAAAGGTAATTCTCGTTTGTTTATGGGTCGGATCCCACTGATGAACCGTATTTGTCTTTCCATGCCTCGACACGTTCATCAAAAGTTATGTCGAGGATAGGGCAAAGAATGTCTGCACGAGTGCATACTTCTTGTAGGTTTGCTTGCCACCAATTATAGCGCTCACGACCAAACGCAAACGCTTCATGCATGACACTAGCAATGGAAGAACGTGCTACGTCTTCCGGTGTCTCCACTTTAGATTCAAGGTTGCACATGATACTTTTGTAGAGACTATCCTCATCAAGGGATCCTATCCTGGTGCCAATCTCCAGAATATAAGCGGATTTCCTTTTGAGAAAGTCTGCGCCAGGCATGTAGT